GACGGCTTCCTGGAAGGTTGTTCACCTCTGGTTTTCCTCTGTGCACTCTGCGTCCCCGTCGTTATCCTCTGGTTTTCCTCTGTGCACTCTGACCTCTTCGCAGAAGAGGCGACCTCTGTGTACTCTGTGTCCCGCTTTTCCCGCTCTTACGCCGTCCGCGCCCGCCGCCCCAACAAATGGTCCGTCACAAAGCGCGGCAGCTGCGTCGCCACATACCCCGCCGCCACCGTCACCGCCTCGCGATTCTCATACCGGTCCGCCGTCATCACCTTGATCGCCCACTTCGCCCACTCCGGCACATCCGCCGCATCCCCGTACCCAGCCACATACCGGATCACAATCGGATTCGACGTCTGCAGCGTCTCCGTAGGCCAGCTTGCATCATACGCCAACACAATGCGCCCCGGCTCGCTCGCCGTGTCCACATGATAATCATCCGCACTCAACGTATGCGCCGTCCCGTCCGTGTCCGTATACGTCACGCTCGTCACCGAAACCAGCGGCGGCTTCGGCAACTTGATCACCAGCCCCGACGGCCAGCCCTGCAAATAATAATCATAAGTCCGCGTCACCAGCGACCGATACGTGTACGTGTCCTCCACCGCCTGGCGCGCCGACGCAATATAGCCCTCGAGCAACGTGTCGTCCTCCGCCACGCTGATCCGGCAATGCTCCTTCACCTCCGCCACCGATACCGGCTCCTCCGCCGGTTCAGTCACAACCTTCAGCCAGCCATCCATACCCACCTGCTATTTCTATCCCAGCGCCAACGCTCTCCAGCTCTTCTCTGTGTTCTCAGTGTCAACTCTGCGTCCTCTGTGTCGAGGCTTTACGCGGCTTGCGCGCCGACCGCCGCTGCACCACCGGCGCCTTGATCGGCTTCTCCTCTATAACTTTCTCTGTGTTTTCCTCTGTGTTCTCTACGCTTTCCTCTGCGTCCTCTGTGTCGATCTTTTCCTTGCCGACGTACTGCGCCCACCCCTCATCCACCAACCGCAGCGCCAACTCGTCGCTCACCAGGATCACCGCACCGGCAGGCATCACGCCCGCCGGCCCGGCCCCCGTAGTCCGCATCCGCACATTCCTCATCCCGCCGCCCTTCTCTCCGCTTCTCTCCGCTTTTCTCTGTATTCTCTGCGCCAACTCTGTGCCCTCTGTGTCCCGCTGTTACTGTGTCAATCTGTTACGGCCTCACCACCAACGTCACCGACGTCTCAGTCGTCTGCGTAATCGCCGCCGCCGCCGTGCCGCTGCGCACCTTCACAAACCGCACGCCCTCCATATTGTCCAGCGCATCGAACACCACATACCGGCTGCCCGTAGTAGGCGAGACCGTCACCGCCACCTCATTGCCACTGTCATCATATAAGTTTGCATAACTATCGCCGTCCCAGCTCGCCTGAAACGTCAGATTGGCGCTGATCCACGTACTCGGCATCACAATCGCCACCAGCCGCCCGCCCTGCAAATCCACCGCCTCCGCCAACACCGTTGTCGTCGAAGGGAACGACGCCACCACAGCCTCATGCTGCGGCTGCACCGTCACCGCCGTCGCCGGCTGCGCAGGCCCCACAATCATCAGCAGCGCCAACAACAACAACCCGCCAACCGTCACCATATACGCCAAACCAATTCGCCCGCTCCGTGTCATCTCATCCCGCCTTCACCCTTCAAGTTTTCTCTGCGCAGTTCTCCGCATCAACTCTGTGCACTCTGTGTCGATCTTTTACGACACAGCAGCGCTAAACGGCGTCGCCTCATCGCCAGTACCCGCCGCCACCATGCGCACCCACCACAGATCAGCGGCAATGTCGATCAACTCCACCGAATCGCCCTTCAAACCGCCCGTGGTCGACCCGTTCATCGTGATCGTGTCCGCCGTCGCCCCCGCCTCAAACATCTCAGCGCCATCGCCGGCGTCTGTCGCAAATAACGCATTGCCCGTCATCGTGTCGTCGCCGGTCACCTGGATAACCGTCCCCACGCTCGTCACCGCCGCGCCCACAATAAAATGGTATTTCACGCCGCTGCCCGTCGCCGCCGGCAACGTCGCCGTGATCCCGTCCGCCTTCGTCAATACAACAATGCGCTCCCCGTGCGTCGCCGCCGTCACAGCAATCGTCGCCGCCGTCCCGCCGGCCACAATCCGCCCCGACGCATCCGCCGCCGCATTGATCTCAGCCGCCGTCGCCGTCACCTGCGTACCCGCCAGCTTCAACGCGCCGCCCGACTCAATGTCCAGCTCGCCGCCGCTCTCTACATCCAGCGACCCGCCGCTCGCAATCACCTGCCGCGCGCCGCCCTGCTCCGTATATACCAGCGTGTTATAATCTGCCATCACCTTGCCCCCTCACTATCAGACCCTTCCAGGAAGGTGCAGTTCCTTCCTGGAAGGTTGAACCCGCATCGTTCAACTCTGTGTTCTCTGTGTCAACTCTGTGTACTCTGTGTCGAAGACCAATTACGCCTCAGACGGACTCACCACCATCGCCGAAGCCTGCACGCTCGACGCCTCAGTAATCGGCCCCACACGCTTCCCATACCGGATCGCAATCGTGCTGCCATACGCTACATCCTGCGTCGCACTCGTCAGCACAGCCTGCACATAGCGCTCCAGCGGCTTGTACACATCCACAATCAACAGCGTGTCGTTCTCGTCATCATTCCCGCCCGAGGTCACCGTTGCGCTGCCGCCCGCCACAGCCGCCATCCCCGTATTGGAATTCGCCGTGTTCTGCTCCACCTTCAACGTCGCCACGCCGCCCGACACAATGTCCGTGATCGGCGTGATAAACACCACGCCCTCCCAGCCCGACATATCCAAAATGTCGCTGTTGTCGTCGATGCTGTTGGAGGCCGTCAACGGCGCATTCACTTCCTCAATCATCACGTTCTTCGTAAGATTCATCTCATCTACTCCCTATCGTCATTTCCGCACTCAACTTAGTGTTTTAGCGTCTTCGTGGTGAGACCCTACGAATCAAGCGTCACACGCACAAACGCCTCTTCCAACACCGGCATCCCGTCACACTCCAGCCGTCCAATAAACCCGATCTGGTTCGTGATCGCATACAGCTCTTCCAGCCGCTGCATATCCATGCTCAGCGCATCAGCTATCCAGTAATGCGAGAAATCGCCCAGGATGCCCACATACAACCCCTGCGTAAACGTGTTTGGCGCATACTCGCTCGTAAACGCAGGCAGCCCCAACAGCCGGTCCGGCTCGCCCGCACGCACGCTCTCACGCCACAAATACTGACCGTCGCCGTCCTTCAGCTTGCTCACCATCTTGTAAAAATCACGATGCGCCAGCCACTTCGCCGCCGGCCAATACTGACCCTTCAGCGTGTACTTCGCCTCGATCAACCCGTCAAACGTCACCGCAGTCGTCGTGTTGCCCGTGCTCGCATCCCGCCCCGTATTGATGCCCGAGGCGCTGGCTGTAAACACGCCCAATGGAGAGTTGCTTCCCGAACCGTTCAGGAATGCCTCCTCTTCCGTCACCGCAAACTTATACGCCATGCGCGAGCGCACCAGCCCCTCAGCACTCGGCACCATCCGCAGCAACTTGCGACTCACCTTGATGTACTTCGCCAGCGGATGCGGATGCAGCTCCCGCGTCCCAAAGCTCATCGTGGAATCTTCCGTGCCCGTCGCAATCTCCGCCGTCCACGTCGGATCAGCCGGGTCATTTTCCAGGCTCGGCACGCCCATGCTTTCGCTGGAAGTCACCGTGTACTTCGTCGCCCACTGCCGCATCCAAACCAGATCGTCCACATCCTTGATCAACTGGTTCACAAACATCTGCGGCGCCGTCAAATACCCGCCGTAAATGTCCTGGTCCGCCTGCAGCGCACGCGCCTCCGGAGTAGGCAGCTCACGCACGCCGCCCTTCAAATAGCTGTTCCACGCCCGCGCCTGCAACGATTCCTTCTCGTCCGACGCACGCTCACCGTCGTCCGTCTCCTGCTTCAACTGCGGATCAGCCATCGACGCCCGCAAATCGGCCTCCATCGCCGCCGACCGCTCGTCCCGCTCGATGCGCATCCGCAACGACTCCGCCTCATCCATCAACCGGTCAAACTGCTCATTCTCTTCCGCAGTCAAATCCCGGTCCTTCGCCTCGGCGCTGTTATGCACCTCCCGAGCCAAATGAATCAGCCCGGCCCGCTTCTGTCGCAACTCAGTGCTATTCATCCCTCACACTCCTCATAAGCTCGCATCTCATTCCTGCACAGGCAGGAATCAAACTAACTCCGCCTCAATTAACCGTAACGCCCGCGCCCGCCGTGTCCGCTGCAACACAACGCCCGCCGGCAATCCCTCACGCTCCCGTACTTCATCCTCACTCTTGCTATGATCACGCGGCAACCGTATCCGATACTGCGTTTCCAACATCTCATATTCCGCCGGACTTAACCGCCCGCGCTCAGCCGCCATCTCCGCCTTCACAATCGCAGCCCCAGGCGTCGCCCCGTCATATACCGCACTTACCTCAACCAGCTCCGCATTCTCGATGCGCGCCGTGCACACCTGCGTTCGCTTGCCCTCACCCTCGCCCACCTCATACTCGCGACCTGCCCAGTGCGGACAATCCCAACTCAGATAGTCGCGCCCGCAAATGTCGCAAATATACTTGCCGCCATAAAAACCCACACTCACATCATGGATGATCCCAGACCGCACGCCCGTAATAAAGTCGTCCGTGCTGACCCCGTTCAGCTGCAACCCGCTCAGCGTATAAAAATCAGCCACCACCCGCCGCTCGTCGCCGTCCTGCTCCACCAAACCAGTCAACGACCGGCCCAGCGGCAGCTCATTCCAATGATGCGAGTTCTGAAACGCCACCCCATCCGCCGCCATGCGGGCGAAATTCTGCAGCGTGCTCTCCGCCATGTGCGTGTAATACGAATCCAACCGCGTCGAACTGATCTCAGCGCGCCACAAAAACGGCTCGTGATCGTCAAACACACTCGCATCAAACGCATGCTGCTCCCGCGCCAGCCGCAGCAGATACTCCCGCCCCAGCCCGCCGGCCACCTGCCGCACACTCGCCACATGGGCATACACCATCCGATCAACCATCCCCATAGCTCACCTCACAATCTCACCCTTCCTGGAAGGTTCTTTTCCTTCCTGGAAGGTTCTTTTCCTTCCAGGAAGGTGCAGTCGCACCCACAAAATAAACTACCTGCTCTGCGCCCTCTCTGCGCCCTCTGTGCCCTCTATGTCAGAACCGTCCTCTATGTCCGAACCGTCCCCATCGTCCGACTCTTCCCCCACCACCGCCATGTTCAGCGGCGACAAATACTCGTCACCGCCCTCAATCGCATCCATGTTTTCCATCTCGCGGATGTCATTCACACTCAGCCATCCGCCCTGCCGCCCCGCCGTGTAAGCCGCCGTGCGCGCCGTCACATCCCCCCGCAACAGCCCGTCCACCAGGAACTCCACCAAATAGCGCTCCCGCTCCGCCGGCGTCATCAAACTAAACATCATCTCCTGCTCGATGTTCACCAGATACGGCGCAATCGTATCCGCCACAAACTCAATCGCCTGATGCTCAATATTGGAAAACGTCGCATCCTCCAGCAACCCGATCTTGTGCGGCTGCATACGGAAAATGCGCGCAATCTCCTGCGCCTGAAACGTGCGCGTCTGCAAAAACTGCGCCTCCTCCGGCGGCACCCCGATCACCTCCGCCGTCATCCCTTCCTCCAAGATCGCCGTGCGATGCGCCTGGCTCAACCCGCCATACATCGACTGCCAGCTCTCCTTCAAATTCTTCATGCTTTCTTCCGTCAACGTGCCCGGATGCTGCAACACCACCCCAGGCCGAGCCCCGTTGCCGAAAAACTTCGACCCGAACTCCTCCGTCGCCAGACCCAGACCGATCGCCTGCATCGCCACCCGCACCGGAGAATACCCCACCATCCCGTCGCCGCTCAGCCCGCGGATGTGCAACACCTGCTCCGCCGCAAACACATGCTCAATCCCATCGTTGCGCAAATAGATGTAGCGCAGCCGCCCCGCCTCGCGCACCATGCGCATGCGGTCCGGTCGCAACGGCCACAACCCCATCACCTGGCCGGCCCGGTTGCGCTCAATCTCCGCATACCCGTTGCCCCACGTCGCCAAGTGATTCATCATCAATTGCATAAACCGGAAGCGCGTCTGCTCCGTGTTCGGATAACCGTGCAATATCATATACAGCGGATGGTTCATCGCCCGCCGCTTGCCCCGGTCCATCCGCTCATACACAAACAGCGGCAGGCTCGCCACCGTCTCACTCAACACCCGCACGCAAGCCCAGAACGCCGGCAGTTCCAGCGCACCCTCCACCGTCACATCCACGCCCGCATGCGACTCCAGACCGCCGCCAAACATCCGGCCCCAGTCCGCATCCTGCGCCGGATGCGCCCGACTATTGAAAAAGTCAACTAAAAACGGCATCTAGTTTCTCTGGTTTTCTCTAGCAGTTCTCTGTGCAAACTCTGCGCCCTCTGTGTCCCGCTTTTCCCCCCAATCAAAAGACGCCGGAGCCCCGTCCATAATGGACGAAGGTCCGGCGTCTAAGCGCTCAGATATTCGATTGCCTACATCCTACACCCGAACACCCATTCTGTCAATACTCCCTCCCTTCCTGGAAGGTGCAGTTCCTTCCAGGAAGATTGTGTCCCGTCCTATCCCGTCCAATCAGCCGGTATACCCCCGCTGCCGCAACTCCAACACGCCGTCCTCAATCACACCCATCAGCCGGTCGCACCGGTCACGCAGCTCCACACGCCCAGGACCCAGCGTCACACTCAGCCCCTGCGCGAATTGCGTCTCCTCCGTAGGTTCACCCTCCGCATGCCCCGCACCGTAGCCCATGCCCCAAGCACCCCCACAAAAACAAACACAACGCCCGCATACGCAACCGTCGCCGCCAGACCCCACGTCAGCCACACCGCCGCACCCAGCAGCGCCAACCCGCACAACAACAACACATCATATACCCACGCCATCATAGCAGCCTCAGCTGCATCTTCGCCTCTAGCCTTTCCTCAGTGCACTCTGCGCCAACTCTGTGCCCTCTGTGTCGATCTTCTAACTGTGTCCCGCTGCTCTACATAAACAACGGCGCCCAATACCGCTCCACCACATGATCCCAGCCATACACGCCGTGAATCTGCTCGCTCGTCTCAACCCGCTGATCCATCTCCCACCGGCCCCCGCGCTGCCGCTCATACAACTCCTGCAGCGCCCGCACCACATCATCCACGTCCGGCCAGCTCCAGGCATCGACGAGTAGTCCGTCGCAATCACCGGGCACCCGCACGCCTGCGCCTCAATCAACGGAATCCCGAACCCCTCAGACTTCGTGGCGCCCAAATACACGTCAGCCGCATTGTACAACAGCGCCAAATACTCCGGCGGATACCCCACCCAGTATTGCTGCCCGTCCGCAAAATACACCCGATCCAAAATACCCATCATGTCCGCCATAGTGCGCAAATCAGGCCCGCCATAAAGCCCCGTCGCCTCCGTATGCAAATACAACCGCGCCTTCGGCTTGTCCTCCGCAAACATCGCCCACGCCCGCAACTGCACATCAAACGCCTTGCGCATATCCGAGCCCTTGTTCGCCGCCACCATCACCGTCAAATGGTCACAGTCGCCAAACACGCTCTGCCGGAACCGCAACACATCCTCCTCCGGCATAATCCGAAACGTCTTCGGCTCAATCCCAATCGGCAAATACTCGCTCGCATACCCCGCGTCCGACATCACCTCGCGACCCCAGTGCGAAAAAACCAGCGGTCGACACTTCGGCTCCTGATCCAGCACCTGGCTGACAATCTTCGCCACCGGCTCCCCGTCAATCGGGAACCACGGCCACCACGCCGCCGGCGCCACCGCCTCGCCCACCCCGCCCTGCGTCCAGATGTCGATCAGCGTGATCACCACATCCGCCCGGAAATCCTTCGCATAATGGCCGATCATATCCAAACCATACGCATGCTTGCCGCCCGGATACACCTTGAACCCGTTCCACTGCATCGACCCGCCCTGCAACCCAAACCAGGCGAACACCCCCAC